ATGATTTTTTCTTTGGTCATGGGATTAAATCTGGAAATGCCTCTTTAACAAATTTATAATCTAAACCTTTTACACCCAAATCTTTTTGGAAAATACCTAAAATGACTTCTGCTTCTCTTGGTTCAATAGATTCCAACATTTGTGTTAATAGTTCTGTTCTTTTTCTTTCAGTTAATTTTTCTGCGGTTGGATCACCAACTCTAAACATATATAGTTTACGCAATTGTGCATTTAAACTATCGTATGTAATTCCAGGTAACATATCAGTTGGTATCTTATAGTTCTCCGGTAACTCTTTTACTTTCCATTGAAATGCAGGATGATAAGTCAATTTCAAAACTGTAACAAGTGGTTGTGATAGATTACTACCAATTATATCCATTCTTTCTTTTTTGTTTTTCGCTTTCTCAAATTCATCAAATAGTTCGTACAAAGTTTTTATCATCATTAGAATTCCTCAATTACTTCCATTAGGCTTTTAAGTTTGTTTGCAATAAAGTAATCCAAAATTTTACCTTTAACAGGTATTGTTTCTTCATAAGTATTTATGATTTTGTCTTTGATATCGCCTGGTATACACCTTAGGTCAATCAAAGTCTGGTTGCGAGAGAATCCAATTTTTGCATTTTCATCTTCCCATTCACCATAGTCTTTTTCCATCAGTTTATCTAGTTTACCTTTACTAATTGGTGTTTGCCTAATATCACGGACAAAACAATCAGATGAGGATAATACATTTGGTATACCATCACCTTTATCACCACGGATAACTTTCTCTTTTAATTCTTCCAATGGATTCACCGACACAATAAATTTCTTTTGTGATGGATTGTATTGTTTGACTGTGAATGAACTTCTACCATTATACATCTGTAATTGTGGGAAATCTCCGTCACTTGATATGATTAGAATATTCTCCGACATAATATGCCGTGGCACAAGTGTACCAATGATATCATCAGCTTCAGCACCTTCAACATCCACTACTTTATATGGAAAGTTTTCTTTAAGTTCTTGTTTGAATTTGGCGAGCATGTCAAAAATCATGTGCCAGTCAAGGTCAGACTTTTCCCGTGTCTTTTTACGATTTGCCTTATAGAATGGAAAGAACTCCTTGCGCCAATACTTGCGGTTGTCACAACAGAGTACAACTTCACCATACTCTTTACGGAACGTCTTTAGGTGGGTTTTGAGTATCATTAGGACCATATGTCTAATGAGAGATTCATCTAATGTGAATGTTTTTCCATACATGGACTTTTTTCCATTAGATATTTGTGCCATAAGGCCAGCAAGTAGGACTTGATTCAAGTCAACGAGTATCATAACAAACTTTCGAGTTTCAAAACTATATTATATCACATATCTTCAAATTTGGCAAGAGCATCCTGATAGAAGGCTTCTGAAGTGGTAGTTTTACGAGAAATGATACCATACCAACCACTTTTAATTAAATCGGAGATATATTCTCTAGGATCCGAAAATATTGCTTCAAATGTATCAAAATTTTTGATAACTAATTCTTCATCATTTTCTTCATCATCTTCTTGAAATAATATAATATGCCATTTATCACCAACAATATTACCTTCTATTGGTGTACCTTTATTTTTATAAACATTAGATTGAATGTGTACATTATTTCTTTCTGTTGGCATAAAGAATATAGCATCAAATTCTCCAAGCTGTTGCATACCATCTAACATTGTAAACCTTTAATATGTGATTTTCTTACTCTTACCATAATCCAAGAATTGTAATAATTCTCGGATTCAAGAGCACCATTAACAAATTGTTCTTTTGCTTCAAGATAACCACATACGCCTTTTGATTTGCATAGGTGAACTATCTCTCTACGAAAAGACTCTTTGCCATGTATTATAACATCTTTTTTCAATTCCTCATTGGAACCGTAGTAAGTTTGCCAATCACTTGGTACCTTTATCTTTTTCTTCTTGCCTTTGACCTGTTTGGTCTTGGCTGAATAGAAAAACTTTTTACCAATATATTTTTTACCAGAAACTTCGTTTGTGATAACATAAACGAAACCATAATTGTCACCAATCATATCTTCTGTAAATAATACTTTCTCATATATCCAATTTAGTTGTCCCATTCCTCTTTATCCAAGTCATCTTCATCCTCTATATAGTCTGACTCGGTTAATTCGTCTATGGCTTCGCCACAAAACGGACAAAATTGTGGGTATTCTTCGGATGTTAGTTCTTCCATATATTGTATGTCATAAGTTGATTCACAACTAGAGCATTCTCCTGTTACTTCTTTGTTCATTTGATTTCCTTAGTGAGCCCAAACATCACCCCAATCTCCTGAGTGAGCACCTTTTGCATAATCAGTTGCTCTATTCTCAAAGAAGTTGGTGTGTGTTGGAGCATTAATCATTTCCTCTACCCAAGGCAAAGGATTCTTTTTCACTTTAAAGATGCCTTTTAGACCTAATGAAATCAATCGTCTATCAGCAATATAACGAATATACTTTTTAACTTCTTCTGAAGTCAGTCCTTCCATTTGGTTAATACCAAAAGCAAGGTCAATAAATTTGTCCTCAAGTTCTACCATGCGTTCAGCAATAGTATAAATTCTTGATTTCAAATCATCATTCCAAATTTCTTTGTTTTCTTCTATATATGTACGGAACAATTTAATCATTGATTCTGCATGTTGTGTTTCATCAACAATAGACCAAGTTACAATCTGTCCCATACCTTTCATCTTACCATGACGAGGGAAATTCAACAACATAATGAAGGATGAGAATAACTGCATACCCTCAGTAAACGCAGAGAAAACGGCGATATGGGTTGCAGTATTTTCTTTAGTTGTATTTTGTGCAGCCAAATCTAAAACATAATCATGTTTATCACGCATTTCTTGATATTCAAAGAATTCATTATATGTAGCTTCTGGTAAACCAAGAGTTTCAATTAGATGTGAATATGCAGCAATGTGTAAGGCTTCACGAGCAGCGAAACCCATCAACATCATTCTTACTTCCGGCTGCGGAAAGTAAGGTAGATAATTGTTAACATAGCCACCCGCAACATCAATATCTCCTTGAGTAAAGAAGCGAAATATATTGGTGAGAAATTGTTTTTCTTCATTTGATAGTTTCTTTTTCCAATCTTTAACATCTTCGGCCATTGGTACTTCTGTGTGAAGCCAATGGGACTGTTCGTGTTTCAACCATGCATCATAAGCCCAAGGATAATTAAACGGTTTGAAATAGTTTCTTTGTTCATTTAACTTTTGTGCTACTGCTTTTTTAATCATGCTGCCCACTCTCTTAATTGACCTGCTGGTTTAGAACCAACCATGCGTTTAACTTCAATGTTTTCATCCAACATCACCAAACAAGGTACAGAACGAATTCCATACTGATTAGCAATATCTTCATGTACATCAATATCAATTACTTCAATTGGCATTTTGACTTGTGCTCTTTCTAAGTTCTCTGCCAATGTTTTGCATGGTGCACACCATGATGCTGTAAATCTTAATATTCTTTTCATTTTATCCCTCACATGCAATGCAATCGTTACCTTGAGCAATTTGTGTCATATCAAGCTCTTTGATAACCTGTCGTTCAATTTTCTTAGAAACTTTATCTGCTTTACCAATCTTTTCAGAACGGCAGTAGTATAGAGTTTTAAGGCCTTTCTTCCATGCCATGAAATGTATGGCGTGGAGATATTTAATATGTGCATCTGGTCTAAAGAATAAATTCAATGACTGTGCTTGGTCAATGTATTGTTGACGGTCGGATGCCAATTCAATTACCCATCGTTGGTCAATTTCCATAGATGTTTTGAATACTGCTTTCTCATCATCCGTTAGAATATCTAAATGTTGGCACGAACCATCGTTAGCAATAATAGATGACCAGATATCGTTGTAATCATCTTGTGATAAAGTACCAGATTCACTTGATAATTTATCCTGAATAACTTTATCTAACCATTTGTTCTTGTTTAGAAATGCTCCCGATAAAGTGTCTTGACGATAAGCGTTAGCACGATAAGGTTCGACACTAGGAGAAGTATTTCCCATGATGATAGACGAAGAAGCATTTGGAGCAATAGCCATAAGATGACTAAAACGTTGACCAGTGCCAACGGCATCAGGAGCTTCGCCCCGCTCGGTACCCAATCGAAGATTTGCTTCATTTAATCCCTCTCTAATTGATTTGAATATCCTGTTATTTGTTACTTTTGCCATAACTCCTTCAAAAGCAATACTTTTACGTTGAAGATAAGCATGGAAACCCAAAGCACCAATGCCAATAGAACGTTCACGACTAGCGGAATACTTGGCACGAGCAATATGGTCAGGAGCATTATCAATAAAATATTGAAGTACGTTATCAAGCATTTCAGCTACATCACGTAGAAAGAGTTTATTATCTTTCCATTCATCATAAGTCTCTAAATTCAAACTAGATAAACAACATACAGCAGTGCGTTGTTCATTCGTTGGTAAAATAATTTCCGAACACAAGTTTGATTGATGTATCTTCAAACCTTTGTCTTTTAGAAATTGTGGCATCATTCTATTACTTGTATCAATGTAATGTATGTATGGTTCACCCGTGTGCATACGATATTCAATAATCTGTTGCCATAGATGTTTAGCTGATACAGTTTCACGGATTTCACCAGAATGTGGATCTTTTAATTCCCACTTATCATCATAATCAGAATCCAACATACACTTCTCAATGATTTCCATGAAGTCATCAGTGATGTTAATGCCATGATGTAAATTTAAACATCGTTGATTTTGGTCACCTGTTGGTTTCCGCATTTCTAGAAATGAAATTATATCAGGATGAGATATATCAAGATAAGCGGCGTAAGAACCACGGCGAGTACGACCTTGACGATAAGCCAAAGAACTTGCATCATAAATTTTAAGATGCGGCATAACACCAGTAGATTTATCATCAGCAGACCTAATACCAAAACCAATACCCACACCACCGCCGAGCATACTGAGCCAATTAGTTTCCGAAAGGTTGTCAACTAGTCCCTCCGCTGTGTCTTCAATGAAGTTAAGAAAACAACTAATAGGCATTCCTCTCTTAGAGCGGCCAAACGATAAGATTGGTGTTGAGTAGGAGAGCCAGTGCTGTGATGAGTATTCATACAGTCTTTGAGCATGTTCATCGTTTGATGAAAACGTTTTTGATACAAATGCAAATCTGTGTTGCGGAGAAATTTCATCTTCTCGCATGTACGATTCTTGTAGTCTTTTGATTCCGAGTTCATCAAATAATTTGTCTCTTTCTAAATCTATCTTTATACCTAGATATTCATTCATATTTCCATTTATCCTTTATTATCTTTTCTTCCAATTAATAAATTCCATCTTTGCTCTAAGATTCACAAAGGTACTTTTACTTATAAAATCTTGTATTTCGTCTGGTGAGAAACCACCATTTAAAACCATTTCATTCACATCCTTTTCTATAATCAATTCTGGCCAAATAACAACAGCATAATGTTCATCAATAGCCTTCTCCATCTGGTTATGTAGTTCTTTATTCCGAGGCTCATTGTCATAAACCAAAACTATTTTTGTTCTGTCAAATAATTTAGATGCCGACATCAAATTTGCATCGGCAGT